TACCAACCTTGTTAACGCTTTCTACGATGCAGCTGCTGCAATGGATGAGAAAGGTGTTAGCATGGATGGTCGTGTTGGTATCCTTAACCCCCGCCAGTACTATGCTCTGATCCAACAAGTGGGTGAGAATGGTCTGGTGAATCGTGATGAGCAAGGTACTGCTCGTCAGCGTGGTAACGGTGTGGTTGAGATCGCCGGTATCAAGATCTACAAGTCCATGAACATTCCGTTCCTGGGTAAGTATGGTACTGCTTATGGTGGTACGACTGGCGTTACCGCTCCCACTAACTTGGGTGACTTTGTTGGTGTGACTGCTGAAGATGCTGGTGATGCTACGACCGGTATCAACAATGACTATGGTACCGCTGCTGAGCTTGGTGCCAAGTCCTGCGGTCTGATCTTCCAGCGTGAAGCTGCTGGCTGTGTGGAAGCTATTGCTCCTCAGGTGCAAGTGACTTCTGGTGATGTCTCCGTGATTCATCAGGGTGATGTGATCCTGGGTCGTTTGGCTATGGGTGCTGATTATCTGAACCCTGCTGCAGCTGTTGAGCTGTATGTGGGTGCTACTGCTCCTACCGCATTCTGATTTTATTTGTACATGGGGGACCTTCGGGTCCCCTTTTTTTTATCCATTGACAGATATGTCTTTTCCTACTTATGCTGTGTCCACAGAACTGGATGCTGTAAATCAAATACTTAGCTCAGTGGGACAGGCTCCTGTCACCACGCTCAATCTACAGAACCCTGAGGTTGCCATCCCTGTAAACACTCTCCGTGAAGTCAGTCGTATGGTCCAACTAGAAGGATGGACTTTTAATGTTGAACGTAAGGTGGCAATGCAACCTGACAGTAATACTAGTATGATTGTTTATCCTACTAACATTCTGTCAATGGATGCCAACGAAGAGAAACATTACGGAAAGTACGATCTTGTACGACGTGAGGGTTTCTTGTATGATCGGTATAACCATACCTATAAGTTTACCGAAACTATCTATGCTGATGTTGTCTATTACTTTGATTACCAACACCTGCCTCCTGCTATCCAAGCTTACATCACTGCACGTGCTGCACGTATGTGTGCTGTAAAGATGGTTGGTGATGCAGCGTTGAGTCAAATGCTGATGGAACAAGAACAACTGACCCGTGCTTATGCACTGGATGACGAGTGTAACCAAGGTGACTATAACATCTTTGGTTTCCGTGACGGAGAAAACTATTACCAAAGCTATCAACCCTTCCGTGGACTTATGAGGCAATGAGCAGTATTACCCAAAGAATCCCAAATCTTTTAGCTGGTATTTCCCAGCAACCTGACAACAGAAAACGTCCTGGTCAAGTAAAGGATGCAGTCAATGTATATCCTGACTTTACTTTGGGTATGCTCAAGCGTCCTGGTTCTAAGTTTGTATCTAACCTTCATGGTGCAAACTTAACTGACAGTGCTAAATGGTTCCACATCTTGCGTGATGAGCAAGAGAAATATATTGCACAGTATGCAGATAATGTGTTCCGTGTGTGGAGTCTTATTGATGGTGGTGTCCGTGTTGTTGACATGGGTACCAACACAGGTGTACCTGGGACATGTAATATAGCAACTTTAAAAACTAAAGCCAGCGACCTAAACACTGCTGTAGCTTTGGTGGGGACAAAACTAGACACACTGCGTGAAAAAGAAGACACCTTAGCTGCTGTAACCGCTGGTCAAAACACAACAGTTACTAAGTTGTTTAGTGTATCTAATACATATACTGTTGATGTAGAAGAGACTCTTGAATCTGGTATCCTTGAAAACTTTAGTGGACAATATCTTGTTAAAAATAATGGAACAATATTAACAAGAGAAGCTTTGTCTGTAAGTGTAAAGAAGAACGCTTTTAATTTAACTAACACTGGCAGTACAACTAATATCGCAACTACTTCAAGCGGTACAGGTACAGGGATTACTGTTGATATTACATTTGCTCAGGTTGGTGGCACAAGTAATTACAAAATTGATACGGTTTCAATTAACACTAATGGGACAGGTTATTGGGATGGTGAAGAGCTTTCTTTAGATGGTTATCCAGATGTAACATTAGCTGTAACAGGTGTAAGTAAAGGATCTGAGCGTACAAATCAGTACCCATTAATTGCTAGTCAAGGTTACCGTATCTATGAATTGCAGCAACCTGTAGCAGCAACTCACACCGCTGCTCAACTGCAGACTGCAAAAGGTGAATATGATGATGCTAAATCCCATGCTACTAACATCGGGTACGATGAAGCTGTAGCGGATGTTGAGACAGCTTTAACTGGTAAGCGTGCTGTTTACGACGCCGATGTCGCTAACTGTGCAATTACAACTGTACCAAGTAACGCATATCTAAAGGATGCTACTGCAGATGATCTAGAGTTTTTGACAATCAACGATTATACGTTTGTACTGAACAAAGCTAAGACTGTCAGTATGACTACTGATGAATCTCCATCAGAAATACATGATGGTTTTTTCTACATCAACACTTATGATTCAAATTCACACTATTCAGTTATCCTCACATACAAGGACAACGATGATGTAGAAAGAACAGAAACTTTTACAACGAATACTCAAAACAATTCACATAATGATATTGAAGACGTAGTAGCTTTTTTGGCACAGGAAATCAATCAAGCCGTTGCTGCCAATACTGCTGCACAACACTACGAGAGTAATAACGCAGATTTTACCGCAACAGTAGTAGGACCTGGTGTTTATTTGAAAAGGTTTACTGATACTTTAACTGTCACCAATTCAGCTACTACACACTCTGATGGACAAGAATACAATATACCTACAACCGGAGGTACTGGTACTGGCCTCAGAGTTAATTTGTTAGTTGCAGGTGGTGTTGTAACTAAAGCGACTATTGCACAAAAAGGATCTGGTTACACAAATGGTGATGTCATTGATGTTGATGACAGTTTTTTTGCATCTACACAGTTAACTTATAACGTAAGTACAACAACACCTGAATTTTCTATTTCAGTCAACGGTGGTACAACTGCTAACGCTATATACGGATTCACTGACAGTGTGCCTAACACTTCTTTCCTTCCAAGCCAAAGCGTCAGCGGACACGTTGTAAAAGTCATCAATACTACAGATGTCGATATTGACGACATGTATGTACAGTTTGAAACTACTGCAACTTCAGAGAATACTGTAGCATCGTCAGGTGTAGGTAGTTGGGTTGAAACCATTGCACCTGGATTAAAGTATAAACTTGACCCACTTACTATGCCGCACCAGCTTGTACGTCAAGCTGATGGATCATTTAAATATGAACCTGTCACTTGGATTAATAGGCTTGTAGGAGACAAAGACACTAACCCACTACCTACATTTGTAGGACAAAAAATTTCAAACCTTTTCTTTTATCGTAACCGACTAGGCTTCTTGTCTAACGGTAACGTTATTATGAGTAAAGCTGCTGACTACTTTAACTTCTTCAACACGTCAGCACAAGTCGCTACTGATGACGATCCTATTGACATCTCTGCTGTTGGTACACGTCCTGCTTTCTTGAATCATGCACTACCTACTGCAGTTGGTTTGGTGTTGTATGGTAGCAGTGAGCAGCACATGCTGAGTACTGACTCTGACTTGTTCAGCCCTAAAACTGTAAAGATCTCTAGACTTAGTAGCTACGAAACTGACGAAAAGATTCAACCAGTTTCCGTTGGTACATCACATGCGTTTGTGTCTAAGACACCGCTGTACACACGTTTGTTTGAACTGCTTGACATTAACAGAGATCGTCCTCCGTTGATGAATGACGATACTGTTGTTGTACCTGAACTTGTACCAGTAAGTGTTGACAGCATGGCAGCTTCTTCTGCTTTGTCGTTGATCTCTCTCGGTACTAAAGGTACAAACGACTTGTATCAATTTAGGTTCCTTAGCTCATCACGTGATAAACGTGAACTATCGACATGGTATAAATGGAAGACCACTACAAAAGTGTTGCACCAATTCTTTGATGCAAATACATTCTATGTGATTGGTAATACTGATAGTGAGGGTGTTATTGAATCCTATGACATGTCTCAATCTAGTGAGGAAGGTTTCCTAACTATTCCTACTGGTGAAAAAACTGATGTGTGTTTGGATTTGTTTTATGTAAATCCACACAGAGAAATACACAGCACTTTACAAATAGTAGATGCTGATATAACCTCTGCAGATGGACTTGTAACATGGGCTAGCTCTGAATTTGGTAGTTTAGTTATAGCATACCGCATTGTAAGCAACAAAATTACTGAAGCTTATGTCGTTACTGACGAGCCAACTTTAGCAGATGGTACTTTGGTTGGACCTGATTCTAGGTTTAAATACATTAAAAATACTAACACTAGGGTTTATTTACCTTACTCAAAACTGTCTGATAAAACTTTAGCGGCAGTAGTGTTAGGTGCTTCTAACGGTGCTGTGTTGTATCCAAATGTTTTGAGTAACAATACATTTGAATTGCCTGGTGACTACCGTGGTACTGACATTGTAATCGGTTACAACTATGACATG